GGGCGCCAACGGAGATACAGGAGATACTGGAGCCACCGGCGCAAAAGGAGATACCGGTGATACTGGAGCCACCGGCGCAAAAGGAGATACCGGCGATACTGGAGCCACCGGACCAAAAGGAGATACCGGGGCTATAAGCACAACAATCCAAGCAGAAAAAGATAAGACCGCAGAATTAAATATTTTTTCTTATCAGAGCACTGATCATGCGGATAGTGGCGAATCGGATGTGGCTAAACTCCATATGAAAGCTCGCGGTGATTGTAGAATAATATTGGAAAGCGACAAACACAGCACACAAGATATTGCTATTTCAGGCCCGAGTGGCGGTTCGGGCGAAGGTGATAATCCATCAATTCATTTTATACAAGATGATGGGGCGGTGGAAGCCATAATTGGCTTGTCTGGATATCGAAAAGAAGGATACTACGCCAGAAATTGTTTAACTCTTGCCTCAAATTATGATGGTATACAATTTCAAGTGCGGAAGGATGGAAAGGCGTCGGAATATACACCCACCGCAAACATGAAAAATGCCGTAAGAATAACAAGGCAAGGTGATGTTGGTATTGGATGTATGGAATTGACCGAGGGACAGTTGCTTGGTGCCAAATTAAAAGTTGATGGAGATATTAGAAGTACTGGTGAAATAATAGATGGTGGTGGAAAGAAACTTTCGGATATCCCCGACACAGGACCCACGGGACCAACGGGACCAACGGGTCCAACGGGACCAACGGGTCCAACGGGCGGCACAGGTCCAAGGGGCGACACGGGTCCAACCGGCGACATAGGACCCACAGGACCAACGGGACTAACGGGCGGCACAGGTCCAACGGGCGCCACGGGTCCAACCGGCGACATAGGACCCACAGGACCAACGGGACTAACGGGCGGCACAGGACCAACGGGCGGCACAGGTCCAACGGGCGGCACAGGTCCAACGGGCGGCACAGGTCCAACGGGCGCTACGGGTCCAACCGGCGACATAGGACCCACAGGACCAACGGGACTAACGGGCGGCACAGGTCCAACGGGCGGCACAGGTCCAACGGGCGCTACGGGTCCAACCGGCCCCGCACCACTTCTTCCCTATGATATGATAATACCCTGTAGTAATGAAGAAACAAATATGGCCGCGTCGGATAGTGTTGTAAAATTTGCTATACCGAGAAATTTTAATTTGAAAGAAATTGGCATTAGTGTTTCAAACTATGCGGATACCGGCAATGTAACGGTTCGTATTAGTTGTACGAACAGTGATGGGATACAACAATGGACAACAACATCGGATGCCAATAATACGTGGTGTAAACCCAATCAATTTAATTACAAAACATCGGTTTACGCACAAGCATGTGAAGCGGGTGAGATTATAAAAATTGACATTACCAATGCCAACCCAGCTGTCGCTACAAAGGGACTTAAGATTTATTTTATAGGACAATTGGGATGATATTTTTTATAAAAATATTTAGACATTATAAATGTCATGTATTTTTTTAAACCAATTTATTTTACACGGAAGTGAACTTGATAATAAATACCAAGTGAGATTATCCCATACAAATATTTTTGAATATGAATGGGGTCCTATTGTTGGATTTTTAAGATTGCTTGACGAAAATGGAAACGATATCCCCCCCGAACAGGTAATTTATGAGATAGATGCGAGTTCAAAATTTCAATTCATGGCGACAAATCACCCGTATTATTCTTCCAACCAAGCGGACATTGATCAACGCGGCGGAGTTGGGAAGGTCCTTAAACTTAAGGATAACCAAAGACTTGAGGTAGCCGATGCTGATCATTTTGTTGATCTGGGTGGAGAAGGACCAAGTTCTTATGTGACATCCGGAAAATTATCCACATCATTAAATATTTTTGAAAGAAGAAAAAACCAGGCTGGTATTAAAAATAATGGTTATACTGAGTTTTCAGTGAAACTAAAGGTTAGTTATCAAAATAAAATCGGAGAAAGGACTGTAAAAGTCCGGGTTCATCAACGATATATGAAATTAGTATTTAGAGGTTGGTATAATCTGAAAGATCCAACGTGGAAAATCAATCCATGTTGGTATTATCATATCCTCTCCCATTTAGGAACTGTATCAAAATTGGGCAACTTTGCTGCTTGGGTGGTATGTAAGGATGGAAAAACGCGTTATATTCATCTTCATAAGGATATCACCCGCAATTGGTTATGGATGTCAGACCGCGACCATGAAGATGCGTTGTGGGAAGAATACGCAAATTTCGTATATGGACAACAAGATTATGGGAGTTCGACTTCGACGTCCGGCGGTGAGTTAAAGCGCGCTAAATGGAATGAATATTGGCTCCCCCCCGATAATAGAAGAGGGGCGACCGAAGCTTGGACGGGTAGGGAAATGTATCCTGGTGGATATGATAATAATGACTTTGCAAGTTGTTCGTATGAAGATGAGCCCACCGGAAATGGTGAATCTTGGCATGGCCCTTGGAAAGGCTATGAATATTATGGGCGTCCGGACTGGCGTGGAGAATTGGATGGCGGATGTATTATGATAGAGGGTAAAGAGATTAAAATAAAAACAGAGGCTGGCGAAACAAGTGATTGGCATCTACACGTCGAGAAATTATCGGTCCCATCTGGAGAATCGCCTTCGGCTTCACGTTCGCGCAGAGGAATTGGCAATTATGCAGATGATGACATGAAGGATGTTAGGGGTGACCGTTTTGGGGGAAATAGGTGGCAAGGGAGATTAAAATACGGACCTGGACGATGGACAGGTGAAGTGGCAGAAGACGCAAAATATTACGATGATGCTAGGATTGCTTGGATAAATTTTTGGAATTTAAGTGACTTAGAAGGGATGTTCGATGCGGCAGACAAATCCAATGGTGGAAATCTGTGGGTGGGTGACCCTAGCGAATTGCCGAAAAGTGGGAGCACAAGCAATCGTTATCCGAATAGGAAGCCGCGCGATTCGCCGGTTCCAAATTCGGATATTACTTGGATATCGCAAAACTGGGTATATGAGGATCCTTCAGCAGTGGAGCTCAGCGAGGCTGGTGTAAGTGGTAATCATAGCGAGTTTCAAACATATCGAGTCACCTTGCAAGATCTTTCAAAGCTTTGTGGAATTCTTAAGACAAAATGGGGGAGTGAAGATAAGGATAATCCGAAAGATGGGGGGGATGTGTGGTATATTTATCCAAATACAAGATGGCGAGGTAATGGGGGAGTGTCCAATGGTTCTGAAAATTTTGATGAAAATCAAATAGATGAAGGGACCGACCCTAACTCCCAATATACACCCGGAAATGTTCTAACAAATTTCACGTCTTTGTCATTTGGTCAAGAAAGTATAGGTGAGTGGTTGTGGGATATTGAATTAAGATTAATAGAATGGGACTCAAGTAAATACAGTACAGGTGATTATGGGGCAACTCTTAATGCTCATGATAATGGTCCATTTGTTAATTTTGGACAATATTATAAATATCCAAATAATATGACCATAGCCAATCCATCTTGGACTTATTCTGGAAAAATAGAAGTTGATCCGCCAGATTGGCCTACCCGAAAATTAGATACGACGTCGCGTCGTGGTCCTGACAGATCACACTATGACTCTTCCAAAACTGGTGATAATCTTTGGACGACTACTTCGAATGTTGATATTAAGTTATCGGTGGGTAATCCGCGTACTTATGAAAATCAAGGGGCACTAACTTCGCTACCAGGGTGGTTGTCATGGGGTATCGGAAGAAACACGCCGCAAGAAGAACCGCCAAAAGAAGAAGAACCAAAAGAAGAAGAGCTGCCAAAAGAAGAAGAGCTGCCAAAAGAAGAAGAACCAAAAGGAACGCCGCGTGGGTGAAAAAAAATTCTAATTTATATTATATAAATGAAAATATATGATATAAGTTGTAATACGTCATGCGGTACCAGTTCAAATTCTCAAAATACGAATTCTTGTACTGAAACTAGCGAATCAACCTTAAATATAGGCGTAACATATCCAGGAGTTGTTCACCCCTTACTTCCTATTACTGCTTCCACGACAAATTCTATAATTGGATTTAATATTTTAGGAGTTAATAGAATAGTCCCAAATTGTAGTTCAAACCCTGTAGAAATATCTAGCAATGTAAATATTTGCGGCGATCTTTCTGTTTTGGATGATACAGTTGTTCATGATATTTCAGCAAATATGATTCGTTTTTGGAATAATAGTCATTTTTTTAATTGGGGTGTTCATATTATACCAATTAGTGGGGCAGAATTCACTTTAGGAATGGATGGGATATCCACGACTGATAAAGATGTTACAAATGATACTCATAATCATGCCAATGACACCTTAGCCGGCTCAGGCACTGCGGAAGCCGGCGGTGATACATCGGAAGCCGGAGCATGGGATCATCGCCATACCGTCGATGTTTCCGGAACAACGGCATCTTCTATAGGAGGCAGCGATGGTATTGTTTATGAGCCGTGGAATTTAAATATTGCCGGCACCGAAAGCGAGCTTTTCGATAATAAAATAATTTTTATACAATTTATTGCTCCAGCGAGTGGAACTTATACAGACCTCGATCTATGGTCCGGGCATGTGTCGTCGAGCTCTTATAAGGGAACAATTGGCGTTGGAATATATACTGATGTTGCCGGAAATCCGGGAAGTCCGAAAGCATTGGTGGGGGGGGGGACACAATCATTTGGCTCATCAACAGATATGCGACGAAAACATATAACTGTGAATTTTGTAGCGTCGGCAACTTTAACAAAAAATACTAAATATTGGGTTGGGGTGGCAGCTGATAATGCTAGTGGGCGTGTGTGGCTGGGATATCATGCTGGGTATGCCCAGCATCATCGAGTTGTTCAATCACAAACAAGTGGATTTTCATCGGTGGGGGGTATGCCGACCACCACACACGTTACGAACACGGATGAAAATCTAGCTTTCTGGTTTCGTCTTTCGGGTCCTAGTGAGAAACAAACTCACACCCATACCGTTGATGCTTCCGGAATAACATCAACTGTCAGTGTGGGGGACCATAGCCACACTTTTTTAGATGATAATATTGCGATTGTGACAACTATTGCCGGATTAACCGCGAATGATACACACCATCACACTTGTCTTTCACATCCGCTACTAGATGAAGAAAGAGTCAGCTGGACGTCAGGATGGCTTTATCCCGGTTTTGGAGGATATGCAATGGCATCTCAGACTGGTAATGTAGCTTGGTCCGATCGTTCGTCTTATCCAACCGACGGAAAGGGTCCATCTGACGCCGGTCATTATGCTTATGCGCTAGCCACTTCAATACCATTTGATGGTTGGCTAATCTGTGATTCTTCTGGTGGTTTTGGAAATGGAATTCACCATGGGGGACACTGCTGTCCCGGTTCTCATATACATCCAGCTGGACCGTCTTCGCGATTTAGTTGGATGTTAGGAAAATATGATAATGTCGCTGTGACGACATTTGAACTGATATTGGAATTTTATTTAATAAGATGTTCGTTATCTGCTTCGGGCGCGGTTCCTGAACCAGAATTGATTGGAACATCAAGTATCACAAATAAATGTGGTAATGGGACTTGGGGTTCTGTAACATCGCCCGCAACAACAATTGTTATTAATGCGGGAGATGCGATTGGATTATATATAGCTTCAAATACGGATGTTTTACATACACCAGCAACATTTTCTCTAGAAGTTCATCGAAAATATTAACAATATGTTGCCACAAAATTTCTTCCAATATCTTTAAGTGGCTCCATGGGTGCGATCATATTTATATATTTATTATTAATTTTACACATTAATAGGCAATTTTCCAAATTAGCACTATAATATAATAAAACATGATTAATTTTTGAAAAATGAAAATTAAATATTTGGGCAACAGGCCAAACAGAATTAATTTCATCAATTTTGATATGCCGGTGTTTTTTATATTTTTTCCATTGTTCTATTACTTCTGAATAAGTTGTAACTTGATATGGCAAATAAATAATACTTTTAGAAGGTTTTTTTAAAATATTTTTGATTTTTATTAATGGGTCTTCCATTATATTTAAATTTAGAATAAAAAAAAATATTATTTAAATATATTATGGCTTTTACCAGATTTAATTATGATAAGTGTAGAACGGCAAAATTTTTACAAGAAACAACGGGTCCGGGTAGATATATGTTAAATACTCCTGGAATTGGATGCAAGCCTTGTTATACTTCGGATCCACAAGTGCGCCTACAAAAATGGGGGGGTAATTTAAGACATGTTCCCGGTGGTCACCCAATTGATATTGATAGTGATTTAATTGGCTTAACGCGAAAATTAACACATGATTGTACAAATGATGGATTCCCCAAAAAAGGAGTAGTAATATCAGAAAAAGTTAATTATGTTGATTGTAAAACACCAATGACAGATCAATCAAGAGTAACTCATCCGGTTTGGCTCTACCGCGATTTAGAACAAACGCGCTGGTACCCGTTATTCTTAGATCCACAAGAAAATACTTGTAAGCGATTTGAAAATAATCTTAATACTAGAATTTTAGAAAAAGATAATTTTATTCCAAAAATTCCGTGTCCGCGCGATTTTGAATAATATTTATAAGAAAATTATATTTCTTATATATAATAATGGAAATAGGGGTTGCACTTGCCGCTTTAGGCGCATTATATACTATAGCAAATCATGAAGACAGCGAGAAAGAAGGATATCGAACGGGATATCATATATCGAATGATTATGATCATCATTCACAAAGGTTACCCAATACTAATACACGCATTAAAAATTATCCGGTCGAAAGAAAACAAGATTTATTAGATGATCCAAATTACTATGCAAATCCAAATTCATCAGTTGATAAAATGTTTAACAAAATTAATGTTTTAAGTGCGACGGGTAATGTTGTTCAAGCTGTTACTTCAGAAGCAGAAAAAAAGAGAGCAAACAAGCCGGATCCGAAATCATATCTTTCTCTAACAGGAGAAAAAATTGGTCAAGGAGGTTTTAGACATAATAACATGCAACCATTTTTTGGTTCAACTGTTAAACAAAGAATTGGCGATTATAAAACGGCTGAAACTCTTCTTGATAATATGCAGGGCGCTGGAAATACACATATTAATAAGTCAAGCATGGGTCCGCTATTCAAACCTCAAGCAAAAATGCATTGGGTGAATGGAATGCCGAATATCAGTGATTTTGTTCAATCAAGGCAAAATCCATCAAGAAATATGGGAGGTGTTAAACCTTGGCAAGAAATTCGTGTTGGTCCAGGATTAGCACAAAAAGATGGAATTAAAGGACAAGGTGGATTTAATTCTGGAATGATGGCTAGGGAGAGGTGGATAGAAAAAACAGTCGATCAATTAAGAACAACAACTAATCCTAAAGTTACATATGAAGGGGTTATGTTGGGAGGTGCACATTATAATAAAGAACGTGGTATACAACCAAAAGTTGAAAAAAATCGCCCGGATCGTTATTATATAAATGGTCCCGAAAGATATTTTACAACTAAAAGTGCTGGCGCTGTTGGTAATACAGCGAGAAGTGACCAACCCGATCGTTTTGTTAATCGCCCAGGCACAAATAGAGAATACTTTGGCAATGGCGCAAATGATATGGCAGCATATGTCGCGGGTAAATTTGAACAACCTTCTAAACAACAACTTCCACCACGCTGGACGCCGGGAGCAGCTAATGCATCTGCCGGCGGCGCACCCGGCATGAATGATCATGGAAAAGGTTCTTTTAAAGCCCGCCCTAATGCGAGAACATTTACAACATGCAATGAAAGAGAATTTGGTAATGCTGGAACTACCATTTCCGCTCTTGTCGCGCCAATTATGGATATTCTTAGACCATCGCGAAAACAAAATACAATTGGAACTATTCGACCAACCGGAAACGCTGGAACAACTGTCGCCGCATTACCCGCGTGGAATCCAGCTGATAAACCGAAAACAACTATGAAAGAAACAACAATAGATGTTCCACATGGACAAGGAGCTTATGCTGGTGGGGGGTGTGGTTATCTTGCGAACGTCGAAATGGCATCAGATTACGCAACACCACAACAACGCGATGATACTAATTGTTATTATGTCGCTGGGGCTGGAAATACTGCTTCAACATCCAACGCAAGACTTTATAATGCCGAATATAATATGACACTCAATCCGGATAAACAAGTTCTTTCACAAGGAAGATCGCCAAATGGATATATGAATATTTATAATCCATATGAAAATATCAAAGTTGATAAATTGGATTCTGATCGCTTTAATGGAAGGGGGAACTTCTCTAACAATACAACTACTGTTACTGGACCAACAAAAAACGCAATGGGAAAATTGGCAATGAAAAATCCGATTAATCAAGCATGTGGGCGAATGGGAGGCGAAATGCTTAATGCTTTTAATTGTAATCCTTATACACAATCGCTCAATAGCACTGGCGAAATTAGAGTTGGCTAAGGGGTTCGGGGACTTCGTCTCTTACTACCAAAATCATCTTCTATATGCGAGCCGCGCACGCCATCGTGCTCTGTCGCGACCCGACTCCATGAGCATTACAAACACGGCAAATATAAATAATATAATTGGAGGGGGTTCAAATTTCTCAACGAGTTTGTATTCTCCTTGAAATTCCATTTTTTATATTTAAAATATGGAATGAACTAATTCAATTTTTTATACTCCTTGTGGTAGAGATATTTTTATTTCCTTTTTTAATTTACTTCTTACTTTCTATTATTTTCAACCGATTTATTAATAAAATAATTAATAGGCATATTACCTTCTAATATTTCCTTCTCTGTTTTACATTCTAATTTTTTATACACTGAATTTACTAATACTACCAATGGTTGATATGCACGAATAATGTTTTTATAATTATCATATGGTTTATTTATAAATTCAGTTACACAATTTTTCCAATTAACTGGATATAAATTATATAATCCGTTCAAAATGTTATAATCATTATATAATGATGGGTTTTTATTATACATTGATTGTAGCATTTCATTGCCAATATCCGTCCAACCAATTTTTCCTAATTTGATATCTAATAAATGTCTCATTTGTTTTTTCCATTCTATCATTAAAGGTGTTTGTTTTTTGCTACCAAAAATACCGTTCCAGAAAATATCATTATTTTCTTTTATAAAAAAACCATTTTTTTCTTCAATAAAATCAAATAAACTATCTAATGAATCCACTACAAGTGTATCACTATCTAACCATATTCCTCCATAATCACATATAACATTAACTCTTACAAAATCCGCTTGATGAGCCGGACATAAATTACTAAAATAATCTGGTATATCTTGTATATAATCACTTATATTTTGTTCGGTTATTAAGATCACTTTATAACCAATACCATTTGTTGAATGTAAATAAATCAAATTTCGCAATATAGTAATTAATTTATATTCCTTACCCACCCAATATAGATAGATATTTCTTGTTACCATATATACTAGACATCATATTATTTTTCAAACTATAACCGCGGTTCAAAACATATAAAAAATAGATTAATAATTTTGTCCATCTCCATGTCCACTATCATAATAACTGAAACTTTTTCCATTATATATATATACATGCCACAAACTCAAAAAAATAAACCAATATATATCACATCAGATTTTGAATCTGGAAATATTATTGTTTCTGGAATAAAAAACCGTGAAGTATATTTAGAAATAAAAAAAGATCCATATCCGAAACATGTAAAACGAAAGTATCAATCGTGGTTTTATTTTAAAGCGGGCAATGTTAAAAATAAGAATATTAAATTTGTAATAAATAATATTAAACTTATTCAACTAACTTGGGAAAAAAAAAATGATTGGGATGGCTTTAATGTATGTTATTCGTATGATAATAAGAAATGGGTAAGATATCCGACAACAGTTATAGGGGATGAAATCAATTGGACAATTAAACCGAAAAAAAATACAGTTTGGTTCGCGTTTTATCCGCCTTATCCATTTTCAAGAACGAAACAATTTTTTTCTAATGGAGAAATTATTGGACATTCGAATATGGGGAATCCAATTTATATGAGAACATTCGGCAATGGCCCTGTCAAAATTTGGATAATTGCGAGACAACATCCGGGCGAAACAATTGGTTCATGGATTATGGAAGGTGTATTAAAACAAATATTAAAGAAAAAAAAGAAACTCGCGCCTTATACCATTCGATTAATTGGAAATGCTAATCCAGATGGAACAATTCTTGGTCATTGGTATGTTAATAAAACCGGAGTTAATTTAAATAGAGATTGGACAGATAATCCAAAAAGTCCAGAAATTAAAGTGATAAAAAAACAAATTCATAAATATGGATGTGACCTATTTTTTGATTTACATGGCGATGAAGGTGTTAAAAAACATTTTTTAGTTAATCCTCCAGAAAATCAACATATATTACACAATACAATTAACAGATCAATAAATCAGAAAGATAAAGATTTTACACCAAAATGTCGATATCCGAAAACATGGACTACAAAAAAAATGGGAACTGCGGATGATTATTGGGGTGGAATAACAGTAGAAGGTGCTATGAAACATAAATTATATGGGAAAACATTACAAAATGAACCATTAAATATTGGTAAAGATTTAGTTGAAACATTGCTTGAACTCCAAGAATAAATTGCTGTTTTTTGAAAATAAAAATTACACTGAGTAAACATTTTCATTTTCTAATAGCGGTACAGAGAAAGCATACCTCTGTATATACTGAGATACCGATTACTTGTACCGCTATTAGAAAATGAAAATGTTTACTCAGTGTAACTTTTTATTTCTAATATTAATGTAATGACAAGAAGAAAATATAGAAAAAAACGTAAAAAACGTAAAAAACGTAAAAAACGAGGTGGTGTCAAGTTGACGTTGCCGGTCATGAACTGGCTCCCGTCCCTCGTGGGAACTTATAATATAATTGAGACGGATGCTCCCGGGATAAGATTGCAAGGCACGGGTGACACCGTAGGCCAAAATCCTATAATACAGCTTGTTGATATACAGCCCGGCGGCGTGGTGAGAAATGATAATACAATAACAATTAATAACAAAATTATATTAGAATTTAATGCTGAAGAAGATATAAATCGCTGGGAAACTTACTTGCGAACCGCTCCACAGCTGCATGCCGGACCAGTCTGGGACACGGCGAAGAACCCAGCTCCAGGATGGGCAGAAAACCACGAACGACCGGGAAATGAAGCGGGTGGTTTTTTTGGTGGTCCTGGACCCGACGCGGCGTTGTTCGACGCAATGGATGGTGGTGGGCGACGAAAAACGCGGAGAAAAAAACGCCGTCGACGTACCAGGCGTAATAGACGCACCAAGCGTAGAAAGAATCGCGGAGGTGTGCGTGATGCGTCGCGCATGACGACAAATAAAGATGCCTTCCGCCGCTCAAAGAAAGCCAGAAGAGGAACCATGAAAGCCCGGACTCGCCCTCTCTCAATGGCGTCTTTGGGCAACGCTTTGCCGACACTCAAAGCCAAGGGTCGTACGGCTCCTCGCCGCCGACCCACCTTCCGCTTCTCGCCGGCGAAGATCGTCGGCGGACCTGTCGTCGTAGCTTTCAAAAATTGAATGAAAATTCAATATTATACTTCCGACAAACGCTATTCCACAGGCGTAATAACTCACTATCATTTAACACATATTGTATAAAATATTTATCATCCTTAAAATATTTCCAACGATTGAATATGTCTTGTTTGTCTGTATTTTTTGCGTTTAAATCAAAAAAACTCCTACCATATCCAGTAATTTCATTCAAATGTTCTTCTTTGTATTCAATTTCAAGCTCTTTAAAAATTTGTTTTCGATATTCCAAATTGGAATAAAATTTATCATATAAAATACAGGTTGACGTTGACGATGTAGAAGCTGACCAGTGATAAAAAGACTGGTTTTTTAAAATAAACTGGCAATATTGTTTCCATAATATTTTCATTTGTTGCAATAAGAATAATCCATTGCCGATTTTCTTTTCAATAAAATATTTATAAGCAGATGCCAAATTATTAAAAGGATTGCGAATGAGTAAAATAATATTTTTCTTTTCTTTAAAATTACAGATTTTATTAACCATGGTATTTAATTCAATATTTTCCAAACTAATTAATAAAAGGTCTTTATTTTTAAATCCACACCATTTTTGATCCATAGTTTGAATATTACTTTGTTTTTTTGAAAAATTCTGAAAATTTTCATATGTAAAATCTGTAAGATCATTCAAATGAAGATAATTTTTCTGATTTTTAAGAATAAGGTTAGTGATTCCATGATTACCACTTCGTTTTAATCCAATGAGAATAATAAGTTTCATATAAGATTATCTATATAATTATATATGACCGATAAACGTAAATATGAAAGGCGCGATGATTTAATTCATATGAAATTTATGAAAGAAGGATCTAAATTGCATGAACAATTAATAGGGTTGATTACTTTTCTTTTTACTTTTTTAATATTAATACCAATATTATTATACAAAAATAATCATTTCACAACATTGGAAGCTTATATGCCAAATGTAAATTTAATTGCGAATTTAATTACTTTTCATGCACCAGAATCAATAGATAAATATATATCAGAGTTATATGCTACAAGACCAGACACAATTTATAGTTTTATATCAAAGACGTTTTTTTTATGGATAGCTTTATTGGGAATAACGTATATAATAGCGCGAGAAACTCGTTTAACGGGGAGTATAATAAGAGGTTGGTCAATCGGATTTGTTATGTTGGGGTTTACGTATCTAATCGGGGATCAAATTCATGATTCAAGCATGCAAAATACATATGATAGTTTAGATCAATATAATGAAACTACGCGAAATACAATATCAATTTTGATTGGGATGATAGCTATACTTGGGATCATATATTTAGAAAAAGTATTAATAAAGAATTTAAGACAAAACCTAATAAAATTCGGAAGAAATATTATAAATTTCCCAAAATCATTTTAAAAAGATAAGAACATTTAATTAATGGAAGAATTAAATATTCATCAAGATATTAAACAAAAGTTAATAAATTTTATCAAGAATCGAAAAATCCCCCATATTATTTTCCATGGTGAATCGGGAAGTGGAAAGCGTCATATTTTATCTTTCTTTATTAAAAATATATATAATACGATAGGTCGCACTAAGAAACAATATATAATGTATGTTAATTGTGCGCATAGTAAAGGGATCCGATTTTTTAGAGATGAATTAAAATTTTTTGCGAAAACTAATATTCGGAGTAAAAATGGAGATTTTTTCAAAAGTATTATTTTGTTTAATGCTGATAAATTAACAACAGACGCGCAATCGGCTCTTAGAAGATGTATTGAAAAATATAGCCACACAACACGTTTTTTTATTGTTGTAGAAAATAAAGACAAATTGTTAAAACCAATATTATCCCGATTTTGTGATATATATGTTCCTTTACCAATAATTGATGGAAAACATATGAGTTTACATTCATTTCATTTACAAAAATTTAAGGGGAATCCTCTTGAAAAACAACACGACACTTGGTTAAAAAAAAATCTATTTAAAAAAACAAATTATAATACATTAGCGCATTGTTTTAAATTTGCCGAAAAATTATATGAAAGGGGGCATTATTCAATGAATTTATTTAAATTTATACACCAAATTAAAGAAATACCCGAAACTAAAAAATATTTATATTTGTTATATTTTGATGAAATCCGAAAAGAATTTAGAAATGAAAAATTATTGATTTTTTATATTCTTTATTTTATGTTTATGCGTCCCGAATACAATTTAGAAAATATAGAAATTATGTAAATGGATGATTATAATACTTCAATGTTATCTGAAGCTAAGAATGAGTATTGTGTTAGATTATTAAATATATTAACGCCTTTGATTATTGAAGGACTCAAATCCATATTAAAAGAAGCGCACGACTTATGTATAACAAATGATGAAGAAAGTAAATATTTAATGACTTTTCAAAATTTTCTTTCAAGAGTTCCGAAATGGAATAATGCGATTATTGAAGAAGAAATGAACAGAATTATTACAAAAAGCGGGTGTAAATATTTGGAAGATTTATTAGCCTGTGTACATATTACCCAATTAAAGGTATTAACGAGTATAAGAGTTGGATCTATTCAAAAAAAAATAGATTTAGATATTCCCAAACTTCAGGATTTTATTCATAAAATTTATATTAAATTTGCTAGGAAAATATACAAGAATGTATATTTATTTGAGAAACATATACCACCATTACAATACCAAAAATCGATGAGAGAATGTGAGACATTGTGTAAAGAATGTATTTTAGATGTTATTCGGGACAGTATTCCGGTGGAGGCTATCTTGCGATCTTATATAGACGATTCGGTTGAAGAAGAAGTTGTAGAAGAAGTAATTGAAACCATTGAGGATCCATCGAGTGTTGTGGTGGAGAAAGAAAAGGTGGAAGAAAAGGTGGAAGAAAAGAAGGTAATTAAAGAAGTAAATATAAAAAAAATAGATGAACCTAAGGAAATAAAAACAGAAGTGAAAGAAGTTATGAAAGAAGTTGTGAAAGAAGTTGTGAAAAAAGAGGAGAATAAAATAAAAGTAGTAACGGAAGTTTCAAAAAAAATAGAAAAACCGCTAGATATAAAGATTGAATCATTATTGGAAAAGAGCAAAGAAGAGATTGAAAAGCAAAAGCCGGGTGGATTAACGTTTAGCAATACAGATACAACATATGACAAAGAAACAATGACCCCAACAAAGGTTGAAGCGCCCAAAACTTTTAAACGTTTAGAACAAATTAGTACAGAAGCTAATAAAAAACGCAAAGAAGAAGAAGCGGAAGAAGATGATGGAGAGAAAATAAAGATATTTAGAGATGGTCCTTCTTTAAAATTAAATACTGCGGATGTTCACAGTTTAGATAGATCGTTAAAATTAAAACCAATCCCATCGATAGCAATTGAAATGCTTACATAACGCGGAAAATATTGTGTTTTCTTATTAAACAATATTATAATGGCTACTGTATCATCGTTTATGTTAGCAACTTCAATATCAGTTGTTTACCTTTTATTCAGATTTATTGAAATGCGATTTATTTTAAAAAAAAACGAACCATTCAGATCATTGTTAAAAGACGCCATTTTAGTTTATTTGAGTACATTGTTGGGGCATTATGTATTAACTGTATCTAGTCCTATAAAAGGTATTATTCAAGGTACGGCGGCTTTTACGAATGATCCGGATTTTTAATTGAATATTTTGAAAATAAAAATTACACTGAGTAAACATTTTCATTTTCTAATACCGGTACAGAGAACCCACACCTCTGTATATACTGAGATACCGATTACTTGTACCACTATCTTAAAATAGAAATCAGTACTCGTGAAAAATAATATTTCAAAAAAGACAATCCTTTTTGAAATATTTAGAAACATTTACATAATTTATCATAATTTATTATTCTTTTTCCTTTGAGGCGTTTTTTAGTAGTAATGTATTCATTAAATATTTCATTTTTTAGTTCATTTAAAGGTATATGATTATGAACTGTTCGTGCGATCATTTTATATAATTTAAAATCAGGATATCTTTCGTCACCATTTTTTTTATACAAGATATTTTTCCCATTATCATCAGAACACCATTTAATAATAATTTTGCCGATGGGGTGAGTTACTTTGCGTTCTTCGTCGGAATATGGGACAAAATAATCATAAAGAGAACAAGCCAATCTAGCTAAATCAAAACTAAAATTCGGTTCTAATCTAGGTTTATTTTTATTAAGGAATGGTTCAAAATTGTATTGTGTTGCTGCGTCTCCTTTATGTTGGAAACTATCGCTACAAATAGTTTTACTTCGAAATTTATAAATAGCTCTTCCAAAGTCAATAATTTTAAAAACTTTCCCGAATGTTGGTATTTTGTAATACTTGTCATTAATATAATAATATATACATTGGTTTTTATCGACTTCTTTATACATTATATTATTGGTATGAAGATCATTGTGAGTAAAAGAAAAAACCTTTTGATAAGTAGCAAGTATAAAAAGAACTTGAAACAATATAGACTTCCATTCTGGAATAGAAAGTATTTTATGTCCATATAATAAATTATCAAGTGTGTTATTCAATGATTCTAAACATATTATATTTACAGGAAAATCTTTAATAACAGCATCTAACATCTCATCAGAATTATTTGAGGTGGCGTCACTTTGGTCAGAAGATTTTTCTGAATCGGAATCAGATATCAAACTTTCAGTATGAGATGATCTAGATGAACAAGTAGAGTTTGAATGATTCGTTTTAGAACCTTCTGTTTTATTTTTAGATAAGTCATATTCAAAAATTAATTCTTTAGCAGGGATTTTATTAATATCCTCTGTTGTTGTGAAAATTTCGTCAAACTTCTTATCATTAATATCTTCGCATGATAATGTTTCGATTTTATCAGTAATTTCAAGCTTTAATTTACAATGTCTAGAATTTCCATAAAAAAAATTAGCAGTTTCATTATTAATCCAAAATAATTTATCAACATTTTTATGAAAAAAATCAGAATCATTCAAATAATCAAAATCGTCAAAAACATTATAATGAAACTGTTCTTTAATGGCTATAAAAGATCCATAAAATTCAGTTCCGTGTATAAATCTTTGTGAATTTAATAATTTACTAGTTAAATAAGAAAAGAATCCATCTACATATGCGGAATTATTTGAACATCTAATTTTTTTATGACAGCTTGTATCGTTAAAAGCTGGCAATTTTAATAAATTACTAGAAATATCATATTTCCCAATCATAAATTTAATAGGATCCAATAATGGAGAAAATTTAAAAAAACATTCTCTTTTTAAAGAAACATCTTTATCATTTTTAATTTGACATACATATTTATTATCACTTATCTTTTGAGAAATATCAGCAATATGATATTTGTGATTTAAATTTATATTTTGAGAATTTGTTTCATTTAATTCAAAAAAATTATTATAAATCGGAATAAAATTTTGTAATTTGGTAATATTATGTTCTTCTAAAGAGGAAAATAATTTTGTATTTTTTCTTTTATTATATGACAGCTCAAACATGGAATTATCTACAATTGACACCATTTTATAATATAAAAAAAAAATTTTTCGATTTTTAACTCAAAGTCTGCGTTTTCGAATTTTTTTTATATTAAGCAATATTTATATGAATTTGGAATTAAAAAAATTTGACATGCGGGGAATTAAATTTAATGCAGGAGATGAAGCCAGCGGACCGGTTGTTGTTTTTATTGGTAGAAGAGATACAGGAAAATCTTTTTTAGTTAGAGATTTATTATACTATCATCAAGATACTCCAATAGGAACGGTTATAGCAGGAACTGAAGCAGGTAATGGATTTTATGGAAATTATGTTCCAAAATTATTCATTCATGATGAATATAATACAGCAATTATAGAAAATGTTCTAAAAAGACAAAAAATGGTAATTAAGCAAATTAAAAAAGAAAAACAGGCATATGGAAAAAGTAATATTGATGGGCGTGCTTTTGTTATTCTAGATGATTGTTTGTGGGATAATACTTGGTCTAAAGATAAAATGATGCGATTATTATTTATGAATGGTCGACATTGGAAAATAATGACAGTAATTACAATGCAATATCCATTAGGTGTCCCTCCAAATTTAAGAACAAATATTGACTATACATTTATATTAAGGGAACCTTATTTAACAAATAGAAAGCGAATATATGAAAATTATGCGGGCATGTTTCCTACATTTGAATCTTTTTGTCAAGTTATGGATCAATGTACAGAAAATTATGAATGTTTGGTTATAAATAATAATGCTAAATCAAATAAATTGGAAGATCAAATATTTTGGTATAAAGCTGAACCACATGATAACTTTAAATTAGGATCTAAAGAATTTTGGGAAATATCAAAAGGTTTGGGCTCTGATGATGAAGAGGAACAATATGATCCAACAGCGATGATAAAGAGAGGTCCACGTATTAATGTAAAGAAAAATAGATGGTAATTAGATTCTTTGCATTTTTTGAAATACTATAGATTCCTCTAATCCTGCTTTTTGTTTATAAATAATCATTTCAGCTTCACATTTAGGATCCCAAGAACATTTGTGAGTTTCAGGTAGGCGATGTTTGGCGCAGAAACGATGTTCGCATTTACAATTCATATCTGTTAATTTTAATTTTTTTCGACAGTCTTCATAAGAACACCTTTTCCTTTTTTTTTTATGAAGCCCCCCCTTCACTGTAGTGGTATTTTTGGCATCCATCCTATAATAACATTATATTATTTTTTAACATCAATTTTTAGATTCTTATATTCTTCTTTCAATTGCCCTTTATCAAACGGCTTCGCTTCTTCGGCAACTGTATTAAGTTTGTTATCTGGCAAAGGTTGGGCACCTGAATGACGTCTTCCAGGGTGTGTGACATCGTATTCTTTTGTTCTAATATTCTCTCCTTCGAATAATTCTTTACGAATATCGGCGGAAGTTAAATCTTCGGCATTTTCGAGACGACGCTCAATTGTATTAACTCCAACCCCTACAAGATCGCCGTCTTCCGTAATTGTTTGAGTCAATTTATTGCCAGTTATTTTTGCCTTTTTAATATTTTCTTCAATAGCCTTTCGTTTAGAATCTCGAACTCTTTGACTGAATGCTTTTTTAGCAGATTCTTGACTTTTATTTTTCTTATTCATCAATTCATTCAATTCTTCTTCAAGATATTCGACTCTTCCCGTTTTGTATGCGTCCGGTTCAAAGGGCATCCAAAAACCAACTTGTCCTACATATATATCATGATTAGGGTCAACTTCGCGCAGCATTCTACATCTCAACTGAGCTTCTTCTTGTGTTTGAAAAGTTCCTCTAACCTTTAACCCCCTCGTGTTACACTTAAAATCATGTTCTTTATCAAATTGACCTTGTAAATCATCTTCTCTTGTATCTAAAAAATTCTGATATTCATCTTTTACAGTTGTTTCATCCAATAATTTTCCCTTTTCACTTGCTGAATACTCATCAAAATCTTTCATGATTTTATCAAAATCCAAAGAGTATTTGTATGATAAAAAATTTAAGAATTGTGTAAATTTGCGAACTGATTTGGCAAAATCAAAGTGTTTTAGGAACTCTTCAAAAAAAAACACCTTTTTGTCTTTAAGAATCTTTTCTGGAGATAAAAAAGATAAACAAACAAATTTTTGCCCCGAAATTGGTTTATCTTCTTCGAGCAAGTCAACATATTTAGGATTTTCAGTTCCATTCTGATTAAGCTTTGTTTGAAATGATTTAGACATTATGTATTATCTCATGTTTTTTTTTTAAGTTTTAACACGCGATATATTTTTTTTCTTGATATTTATTATAATGATTGCTGACTTAGGAGATGCTTTAGATTTAGGTGAACTTGTGAAGAGAGCCGTCAAATATCTCGTAGAAGGCTTCATGGTCGCTATTGCCGCATATGCGATCCCGAAGCGCTCATTGAATTTCGATGAGGTTGCCCTTATTTCATTAACTGCTGCTGCTACTTTCAGCATATTAGATACATATGTACCTACAATGGCTGTATCCGCGCGAACTGGTGCTGGATTTGGTGTAGGAGCTAACATGGTAGGATTCCCTCGGTAAACAATATGAATGCATAAATATTCATCATACTGTTATTATAAATTCCCAATTTAATTCTCCACATATCTTTCTCCATATATCGTCTTGTTCAATTCTTTTTATTGGATCTTTTAACATTGGAAAGAATGGTAAAAATTGATGTTCTTCCAATAACTCACACATTTTATATAATACATAATAATAATTAAGAAAATTCACTCTTCCATCTGGACAATGCTTTGCATATGGTTTTTGGATTTCCAAAAATAAATTACATAATTTCTCTTCTAAATCAGGATGCATAATTGGCGGTCGAATTCCTAATTTATCTTTTATAAATGGTATGTGTTCATAATATTTATTATATCCCAGTTTTTTAAGAATATTTTTCGCTTTTTTGTTTGTCATCTCTGATAATTGAATCCGTTCTTTTTTTATTTGTAATTTTATCTCAGTTAAAACTTCGGGTGGAATCTGTGTCGTTTCTTTCGCTTGAAATTGAGCCAAAATCTCTCTGAAATGATTAATTCGTTTATAAGCATAAAAACACACTTCTTTAGGCGGTTCTTTATATGACGGTTTTTCATGTTCAACCAAATAAGGCACAAATTTTGAACATTTTTTACAAACCAAAATTCCCTGATAATCTATTGGTACCATTTCACCATTACAATGTACACAATAATCATTCTTTTGAACATAATTATTTACATCTAAAAATTTCTCATCTACATTTATTAAATATTTTTGTGTTTGAGTCGAATTTATTTTTTCGTTTGAATGTTGTTTATGAGTATTAAAAAATGAATGTAATATTTTCTTTTTACTATGACCTTCCGAAATCTCTCTCTTTTTCTCAAAATAATCAAAAATATATTTAGAATTATTTAAAAAATATTCCTTTCTTTCTTTTTTTAATTGTCTTCTCTTTTTTTTTAATACTTTTAATTCATCCTTTGTTTCTAGCATCTTTTCTAAATTTAAATCTTGTTTTAGTTGTTCTTTTAAATTTAGTATATTTTTTTCAATATCCGGAATTTTAATATTATCAATATCATTAAAATTCTTCAACATCTCATTGTGTTTATTATCCAATGTTATTATTGATAATTTGTTCATTTTAATTTTTTTAGTTGCTTTTGGTTTAAAATTTGGCATTATATTAACTATTTTCTTTTTTTTAATAGAAAATAAAGTTAGTTTAATTAATTTCTATTTTTTATTATTCTCTATTAGATGTCCGATGTATTCGATATTAAGATTGAACAAAATATAAAACCGGATTTTTTAAAATTACAAAAAATGAAATTTTTGTATAATGCTTTAGAAAATGGTTGGACAGTCAAAAAAAAGGAAAAATTATATATTTTTACTAAAAATCATGAAGGAAAAAAAGAAGTATATTTAGATTCATATTTGAGACGCTTTATGCTCTCAAACTTAACTATAGAAAATTTTAAAGCTTAAATAAAATGAAAAAAACTCTATTTCTTTATTTTTTTTTCTTTAGCAATATTATAACTATGGGAGGAGGATTAATGCAACTCGTAGCTTACGGCGCTCAAGACGTCTACCTTACTGGAAACCCGCAGATTACATTTTTTAAAGTTACATACCGTCGCCACACCAACTTCGCTATGGAATCTATTGAACAAACGTTCAACGGATGCTGCGATTTCGGTCGTCGTGTACAATGCACTATTGCTCGCAATGGTGACCTTGCTTACCGCACATATTTTCAAGTCACACTTCCCGAAATTGGACAATCACAAGCCAATTTCGCCCGCTGGCTTGACTACCCCGGCGAACACATGATCAACATGGTTGAAGTTGAAATTGGAGGGCAACGCATCGATAAACAATATGGTGACTGGATGCATATCTGGAACCAACTTACCAGCACTGCTGAACAAGCACTTGGTTACAAAAAGATGGTCGGACACACAACACAGCTTACCTACTTGACTGACCCAAGTTTCGCAGCCGTTGACCAGCCATGTGCGACTGGTGCTCCATGCAACACGTGTGCTCCACGCAACGCACTCCCCGAAACAACTCTTTACATTCCACTCCAATTCTGGTTCTGCCGCAACCCAGGTCTTGCGCTTCCACTTATTGCCCTTCAATACCACGAAGTCAAGATTAACCTTGAAGTGCGCCCTCTCGATGAATGCCTCTGGGCTGTAAACAACACGAACGGCAAATTGAAATGCTCACCATCTGGCTCAAGTGGCAAAGCCACGGGTGCTTACACCAAGTCTCTCGTTGCTTCATCGCTTTACGTCGACTACATCTTCCTCGACACTGATGAACGTCGTCGCATGGCACAGAACCCACACGAATACCTTATTGAACAGCTTCAATTCACCGGCGATGAATCTGTCGGATCATCGTCTAACAAGATCAAACTCAATTTCAATCACCCATGCAAAGAGCTTATCTGGGTTGTCCAGAAAGACGCTCTCGTCGATTACTGCTCATCGTTCCTCTGCGACTCCCTCTTATACAACATCCTCGGCGCTCAGCCATTTAATTACACTGACTGTGTCGATGCCGTCCCCAATGCCCAGCATGCCTACTCCGGACCACAGGCTGCCGCAACTGGCGAAAACCCCAATCACCAGGGTGTTATCAATGCCAGCGACCTCTTCGTCGACCCCGGTGCGGCCGACCTCAACGAATACGCCGCCTCCGCATCGGCATGGCCCGCCTCGAGCTACGACTCCAACGCCTACCCACAAGGCGTTCCTCTTAGCTCGCGCGAAACCAGTCTCGTATCCGACGCCGGTTCGTTCATTCTCGCCGAAACTGCTCTCTGCATGCATTGCTGGGGCAAAAACCCAGTCGTCACTGCGAAACTCCAGCTTAACGGACAGGACCGCTTCTCGGAGCGCGAAGGATCGTACTTCGACGTCGTTCAGCCATACCAGCATCACACGCGTCACCCAGACACTGGCATTAACGTCTACTCGTTTGCTCTCCGCCCTGAGGAACATCAGCCATCGGGCACCTGCAATTTCTCGCGTATTGACAACGCCACCCTTCAACTCGTCCTTTCCAACGAAACCGTCGGAGGAGAAGACACCGCCAAGGTTCGCGTTTACGCCACAAACTACAATGTTCTCCGCGTCATGAGCGGAATGGGCGGACTCGCTTACTCAAATTAAAGACAATTTATCGTCTCAATCTATCGGAGACGTCGTTTTCTTATTATTTTTTTACTAAAATTATAAAATTCACTAAAATTTTATAATTCATTATAAATAATCTAACTAAATTATAATGCCAAAGAAATCACGCAAAAGACGCGGCGGACTTAAACCGCCTCCACGCATTACTAAACAAAAGTTGAATGAGAAAATGTTGAATGAGTCCATTAAGAAAAATGCAAAACAAATGTTAAATGTTTTTCACAAAGTTGAAAAAATGTTTAATTTGCCTAACACACCAGATAAGAAATTATTAAAAATGTTTAAAGAAGTTAAACCAAAAGAGATAGAAAATTTATTTGATACACCAATTAAACAATCTGGTAAACAATCTGGCGGAGCGATTGCCGAGATTTGTGAGAATAATCGTTGGGAGAATTTTTCAGAGGAACAACAAGAACAATTGATAAAAGCTTATAATGCGGGCATTTGGGATCCGTATAATAGGGGGGGTGGCGGGCAGTTTTCATGCACGAATAATGCTTTTGGGGATATTGAGGGGGAGGAGGAGGAGGATATTGAATGTGCATGTAAAGTGGATCCTATTTCATTCGGTTGTTTAGAGAATGACACAATGATTGAAACTCCCGGTCGAGGCGCCGAGGGTGCGACGACGTGTTTCAACAAGGAAAATCTCGCCTTGATGTATCGTAGGGTGCCAAACATGCGGGGAAAAAACCCACTAACAAATTCGGTATGGGATGCCGAAGAAATACAATGGTTAATAGATAATGGTGTCGTCCCCGAGGACGGCGACTGGTTGGGCGAACGCGCCAAATACGACGCATATAGGGCTCTCGAAAGACGCCTAACCATAGTACATAAATCGTTCCGGATTTTTATGTCTACTGCTGCGATATGTATAGGTATTATTAATATAGTTTTGGTTAAGATGTTTTACGACGAAGTGACTAAACCCTATTACGGGATTTTTCTTCGCTTGCTTGAGGATTTAATGCGGGGTCCTGATCTAGAATTAGTGGCGCGAAGACTTTGGTGGGAGCAGCTGTGGGCGATCATTGCGCAAGTATGGTTTGGGGGCGCCGTAGCATTGGAGTTGGTTATGCTTGAGATCGTGCGCCGCTCCGGAATCCCCCGCGCCCACATAGGACACATGGGCGAGGGACGCATGCGCTGGGGCGCCGGCGGCGATGAGCCGCATCCGGCAAATCCTCTTGCGATTCTAGCCCCGGCATTATTCTATCGTGCGGCGGGTCCTTGGCGAGCACCCCGCAGGGCGGGAAGGCGCGGACCCGATCACCCACTGCGCGGTCACCTTTTTTACGAACCAGCTGGATTCCCGTTGCCGCAATTTGGTAATATACAACATGACCTTGCGGTCGCCGGCGCGGATCCGCCGCCCCCGCCGCTCCCGCCGCCGATTCCCGCGGACCCGGGCGCGCCCCCGATTCCCGCGGACCCAGGCGCCCCCCCCGTCCTCTTCAACCTGCCGCAGCGGCGCCCGCGACTCGCAGAGATCCCCGAGGAAAATGAGCAACAGGAAAATGAGCAACAGGAAAATGGGCAACAGGAAAATGGGCAACAGAATGGCGGAAGGCGGAGAAAAACTCGTAGAAAAAAGCGCAGAAAAAGACGCAGAAAAAAACGCAGAAAATCGCGCCGGCGCTAAAATTGATTTAAATTATTATTTTATGATAATAGTATCATCTATCACAAAATGTCATGTCCAATTTGTTTCAAAAAGGCGAATTATATTACCGATTGTAACCATACTTTTTGTAAAAAATGTTTGTACAAGTGGAAAAGAACATGTCCATTATGTAGAAGACCCATCCATATGAAGTATCCTAATACACGATCAATGAAGGGGAGATTAGGTGTGATGGACAATGCTGTAATAATACTTGGTAATATTAGAAGAACAGAAAAAACGGTAGATAAATTAAAATTGGCGGAAGAACTATTCAATTATATATGGCTTCATAGAATTGTTATAAGAAAAGATGGATACTTATGTAGAATTATTCATGAAAAATCTTTACTAATGTACCATCAATGTTCGCTTGTAGGGCTACCGCCTCCAAAAATATTAAAGAAAACATTGACAATATAAAAGTTATCAAATATCGAACTATTTAGTTTTTGTAATCAATTTAACATCTTCTTTTGTTAGTTTAAAATATTCATAAATTTTTTCATTTGTCCAAGTTCTATCTAATGGTGGCAATGGTATCCACTTACATACTTTATCATTTATATGTTGAGATATTTTTCTGAACCCTAATAGAATATTTGGTAATTTACATTTTAAATAACTTATCAATGATTGCGCTTCTTCAATATTTTTTACTTGAAATGATATATAACTACCAGAATGAACCTCTTGTTCAGTTCCAATAAACATATTGCCAAAATGTTTTTTTGCGCCATTTGCCTCAGCAGTTATAACTTTTAAAAATTTATAATCCTTTTTAATATATTGTTTATCAATAAATTTAATAAAACCTTTACTTTTGGAAACATAGCATTTTAACGTATTTTTATTTTCGTCAATAAAACGTTTATCGTTTGTTTCAATACCAAAACAACGACCATTACATATAGAGCCCATATTTTCATGTAAACTTAATTTGTCTATTATTTTATAATATAATGAATTAGGAACCAATATGTCATATTTACCAATATTTATTTTATTATTATTAAAATCACATAAACCTTTATAATTTATATCTTTCAAGTAATAATTTACACCCCCTTCTATTGAAATACTATTACCAAATATTTTTGAAGCATTATCAAAATGTCTAATATATACAATATCTTTTCGTTTCAACATATTTTCACGAAATTTTTTTAATCCTTTACCACCCGCGAACCATCTCGATGGTATAATCAATGATTGGTATTTACATTTATCAATAAAACATTCAACAAATTCATTATAAAGCGCTGGTGCTCCATTTCGTTTATACTTTTTGTTATAAGGTGGATTTCCCAACACAACATCAAAGTTTTTAACGCTCCATACTTTTTCTGTATCTAATTTCAAACTATCTCCATGATAAATATTTAATTTATATTTATTTTCAATATCAAATATTTGTCTTGATATAAATACATTCTTTATATTAAATTCTGACATATACAACATATTTTCAAGTATATATCTTTTTCTTTCTTTATCATTCGGTATTTGACTTTTTAATCCATCCATTAATCTATAATAAACTGCTATTGGAAAATTACCCATACCATTGGCTGGGTCTAACCATTTAAAATTCTTTTCTTCAAATATACTTTTACCATTTTCTTTTATATAATATTCATCTAATTTATCTAACATTTCATTTACTATACGTATCGGTGTAAATACTTCACTAAATTTCTGGACTGAATTTTTTTTAGGTTTCAAACAACTATGAATTAATTCTAATAATTCTTTTGGTCTATCGATTAAACTTTTTAATTCCATCTTGAATTGATATATCATATATTACATAATCTTTTTTAATATTAAACTGTAGTTGAACCATCATGCTCAGGTAAAAAATGAATTCTCCTCTTACGCTGATGTAAAACATTCTGAATATAAGATTGTGCACCAGCGATAAAAATTATATAAGTAAAACCATCAAAAGAAGCATTCGCTGTAATTTCTGTACCAGGATATGCCATTCCACCCTGTCCCAATCCATTCCACCATTTTTTATAAATAGGTTGTATCGCGTTTTTTTGATTATTAGTTGGCGTCCACCATTCATCTTTTTCATTCCCTTGAATCAAAAATGTCATAAATAAATATATCTAATTCATTTAAATATATTTAATTAATAAATTTATTATGGACCAAGAGACTATTCTTATGCTCGCACTATTTATAGTAATTATTACTGTATGTTCGTGGGTCTTATATGCCGTTTCTACATTTTTTTATAGAAATTCTTTTGAAAATGAAAATACTTAAAAAAAACATAATTAAATAAACTATAATGTCAGCTGAAAATGAAGACCCCCAACATGAACATCAAGAAATTCCGCTTACTGGCGTTGATGTAGTAAATGAAAATATAGCATTAAATTTATTAGTGTCATATCTAGGTATCGCACAAAGGCGGGGCGCTTTTACATTGGAAGAAGCGGCAAAAATTTATGAATGTGTACAAATGTTTCAGACTCAAGTGGAAGATACTGAAGAGGTTGAAGCCGAACCAGACGATCTTCTTAGGACCATCCAAGAAGCAGCTGAACAACAATTGCCAGACGAAGCGCCCCCAGTGAGCGACGAGGAAGATTCTGATCCCGAAGAAGGGGAACCTATCGTTGAAGAAACAACGGGATGATAAAGTTTAGAAGTTTAAAATATAAAAAAATAATAAAAAATTATGGTAATGAGTCAAAAAACATGGTTGATATGGGGCGATGGGGTGGGCGTCGAAAAAAGCTATAAAAAAGAAGTTGAAAAAGAAATTGAAAAAGAAGTTGAAAATTCCATCGAAACCCCAGTTGAAGATAAAGTTGATAATCCTCTATTGCCTGCTGAAAATCATGATAAGGAAGAAGAATTTGAACATGTGGCTGAAAAAATGTCCAAACTAAATCAATATCTTCAAGAAAAAACAACAACGCGCGATTTTATGGAAGAAGGGTGTTTTATTGGAGGATTTATGAAAAAAAATGATAGAGATGTGGTTAATAAACGATTATCCGAAAGAACATTATTTGCCGATGGAATTAAAAATCCATTTATGGTTGGGAGTAAATATACCGAAGATATCGTAGCTGAAAATAAATATATTAGATTCGCAAAATAACTATTTAAACTCAATTAACAAAATAATAATTAAATGACATCGAGATATACAACTCAGAATGATTTACTCCTAAAAAAACTATTAAAATATTACCAAAAAAATAATAATTTACAAAAAATTCTTTCAATAATAAACGGAGAATCTAAAATTTCATTGAGATTAATTGATTGGTTTACTACTAATTATGCTAAAAAAAATTTTATTGTTTATGATGTTGTTGAAGGAAAAAATGAAAAAAAACGCAGATTCAAAGTTTATGTTGATTATAAATTAAAATTAAAAGCCTATTCAAAAAAAAGATTTGATCCATTTTGTAGGTGGGAAAGAATTAATATACCTTATAATGAAAATAGCCTTATTCAAACAACTATAGGACAATTGAATTTTTTCAAATGGGCTTTAGAAAATAAAATTATCACTTATATTGGTGAAAATTATAATCGAATCGAAGCTGATATGAATAAAAGAAACTCTACCGCAAGACATAAAATAAAAGAAAATAATAAAACTCGCAAAAAAAGACAAGAATTATCCGTTTCAGCAACGAAAAGTATTAAAAAAGAAAAAATTGAAATTATTGTTAAGTTTAATTAAAATTTCCTTATTTTATCCCAAATTGTTTCTGCCTTTGGCTCTTGTTTAGAGTCTTTTTTTGGAAAATAGTGTTTAAATAGCGTCTCCATTCTTGTTATTAAAGGGGTACATTCATAATTCGTTCCGATATATATCCCTGATACAAATCCCAATATAAATTGAAACATATATTTATATTATAAAAGTTTTTTCAAATCTTTATATATATGGAAAAACTTATATTGGGAGCTATAATGATAATCTTATTTTGTTGTTTAGCCATGGATAGAACTACCTATCGGGAAACATTAACAACAAAGGCAAGCCCGCTGGTAGTTAAAAAAGTTGCTACCACTACCAAAACAGTTCAAAATGTTGCTAAAAAGGTTATAGATAAAATTAAAAAATCTGTCAAAGATGGAAAAACAAGTAAAACTGAAGGAAAAAATGCTATACAAAACGTAAAAAGCTCTGTGGCGGGGGTATCAGATAAATCTGATGCCAAAAGCGTTATACAGAAACTAAAAAAAACTGGAGGTAGCAACGATTTATATAAATATTTGGATGAAAATATTGATTATTATAAGGAAAGAAAGAATAGCGGACGTGGAGGAAGGGTGTTAAATTCTAAAATGGATGGTTTTTATTATTTCGATAAAGATCTACCCATTGGACAACAATTAGTTTCTAATGTTATGAAACAAAAATCAACAGTCCAAAAAAGTGATGAAGTTAGTAAATTACACGACCAATGTAAAAAAATGAAAAATTGTAGTGATTTAAAAAATCAATCAAAAGATCGTGGATGTGGTTATTGTGGCGCAACTCAAAAATTCTTAATGGGCAATTCTAACGCGCCTTTTACCGATACATGCACAGGCGGGTGGGCTTTTTCTTCTACTATTTGCCAAAAAAATAAAGCAAAACAGGTATGTAATAATATTACCAATTGTTTAGGGATAAATGTTGAAAACGAAACTAAATCGTGTGGATGGTGTAAAGGTAAAAAAAAAGCTTATGTTACTAAAACAAAAGATGGCGCATCGGTTCCTGCGTACAGCGATGACACTTGTAATACGGCGTTATTAGGTCCGGGCAAATGCAATAATTCTGATATATGTGGTGGCGCAAATTATGATAAAGGACCACATAGTGTTGATTGCTTGCGGAAAATGTGGAAAGATGTGGGATGTAGCGCTTCTTCATCCGTCTCAAAAAATATGGGAACATTAACTAAAGATCCAGTTAAACAATGGAATAAACAAAGCACACAAAAAGTATTTAACGCAATGACCGAATACAAAAAAAAAGCTGATAAAAAAAATAAAGAATATTATCAATTGTGTTATGGTAAGAAAATGAAAGAGGGTTTCCACTCTTGTGATAAAGATGAAGTGTTTGGCGATCGGATGTATATTTCTTCAACATTGCGTAGATGTCAGAACGCGTAAATTGTAAAATATTGAGTAAATATATATGAAAGGAAAAAATAAAGATTTATGTTACACTATTGGAATTATTGTTGCCATATCTTTAGCACTTTGTGCTTTTTTGCGCTCGGGACGTGAAGGCTTCTCAAAAATACAAAAAAATTTTGATAATTCACCAGCTTGGATAATCGACGTTGATGAAGATTCAAAAAATATGCAATTTATTTATCAAGGCAATTTAAAAGGATCTGGTAAAAGAGTCGTCGCAATGAAATTAACAACTGATGGTAATTTATCTGTTAATCGTGGATTTAGTTTTATTCGACCCGTTGATCAAAGTTGGCAAATCGCACCTGATAAAAACAATACTTTAACAATCGCCAGTAAAGCTGGTTCTGGGATGAAAATGAATTATTCGGATGGTGGACTTCTACCATTGAAATATGGTAAAGTGGGTTCACCCGTCGATTTCTCAAAATTATGTATGCAAAATGATGGAACCAAAAAAATTTACGCTGGATCTTGTTCAAATAAATAACTTGTACATATATATATGAGAGGACGAGAAGCCCAACAATTATGTATGTTTATGTCTTGTACCGCTTTAATATTTGTTTTATTTCTTTATTTTCAAAAATCAAGAGAAGGTCTCGAAAATAAAAAAGAAGCTAAAAAAGTAGATCAGAAAGTTGAAAAAGAAGCAAAAAAAAAAGAAGCGGGTGGCGAAGTTCTATTTGGGAAAAATTGGAAAATTAAAGCCATATTACCTGACGCCGAATCTACTAAAAAAGCTTTAAAAAGTGGTATCAAAAATCCTCCTAAAAATCTAGCAATTATGGCTAGAGAAACTACTGAAAAACCTTGGAAAGAAGTTTTAATTTTAAAACCCGATGGCAATCTCGATGCCGCGGGCAAATTGGGCAAAATTAAAAAAAAAGTAGAAACTAAAAAACCATAACAACTGTTATATTATTTATTTCTTTAAATAATATAAATGAAAAAACCCAATATAAGTTTATTTATTGCGTCAATGGCATTCTTATTGGCATTATTCGCCTATTTTCATTCGCATAGTGTAATAAAAGAAGGACATGGATTCTGGGTAGGGCCTCTTGCTGCTCATAAACATACTCCAGCTGAAATACCTGGCGTGATGCCGGGTGCAGTATATGGATCACCGATGATGATAGGAGGATGGAAAATTACATCTGGCAAAGACTTGATTTTTGAAAAAGGACCCGCAAAATTTTCTATGGGAAGTGATGGAATATTAAAATGCCGTGGCGCAAAATTAAAAGGACCGCTTGAATCATGGACGGCTAAAATTGGAAAACCAGGACCACTCCAATGGCATATACGAAAAGATAAAATCGGTATTCCTGGACGCGCCGACATAAGTATGGATAAAGATAAATGGGTCCGACTATTAGATTTTTCAACAAAAAAATGGGCTGGAAAACCAGGAAAAGGTGGATGGGCTGGGTTTAATTTATGGGCTCATGTTAAAGACAAGGGTCAATGTTATTGTCCAATGGGTCTCAAAGAAGTAAAACAAGAAAGAGGAGGAGGTAAAGTTGGGGTTGTTTTCGGAACCGCGAAAAATAATCCTAAAACAGGTGGCGCCGCGTGGCCAGCCGCAACTTCAGCCCCATCCTTATAATTATCTCTCTAATTATTATATGAATAAAATTAATTGGAATACAGTATTTTTCTGGTCCATGATTTTAGTTTTAGCATTTATTATTTGTAATCACAAAACTATTATACGGGAGAGTTTTAGAGAAGGATTAACAACAGCTGCGACAAAAACGCCGAAAAAACCTGGTGCTGCGACAAAAAAAACCGGTGCTGTCGGCGCCAAAAAAGTCGCCGCAGTTGGCTTATGTAAAACAAAAGATAAAACAGCATCATGGGTACCCGATAGCGCCACTATCGCTGGCTGTAAAAAAGCCAAAACACAAAAAGAATGTATCGCCGAAGATGCCGCGGCGTCTAAGGCAAAACGCGCAAAAAGCGCATCTAAGGCTGGAACATTCAAAACCATGTGCCAATGGACCGGAACATCTTCTACATCATCGCCCAAAAAAGGCATAGCGGCTGAAAAATCTGTAATTACTTCTATGAAAACCAAAGATGGTAAAGGTTTAGATATTGATTATGTGAAAGGAAGCAAATGGAAAATCGCAGTTGGTAAAAAAACCGGTGCTTTGGAATTTAGATATGATGGAAAACCTGTTGTTGAAATATCCGACGATGGCGAAGTAAAAGGCACAAAATGTTCTTGTGGATCTTGGAATCTTCGAGATAGTCGAATGGGTATTGCTGGAAGAGGTGATATTAATCTACATACGGATGGGTGGGCAAGAATGTTGAAATATGATAGCCCTGAAATAAGCAAAGGCAAACATACAACTGCGGATTATACAAAAGGTGGCTGGGCGGGGAAAAGACTATATTATCTCAAAGGAGGTAAAACTGGCACCACATTCGAATAATTATAGACTTTTAAATCTATAATTATCTCAATTTATAATATATGAGAAAGGAAATTAATTGGAATACAGTATTTTTATGGTCCATGATTTTAGTTTTAGCATTTATCATTTGTAATCATAAAACAATTATACGGGAAGGTTTCAGAGAGGGTGAAGGAAAAATAAAGAAAGCACAAACTGTAACGTCAGCTGCTAAACTTGGTCATGACATGAGCGGACCCGGTTTAGATATTGCTTTTGGGGGAAATGTCCCCGAATGGAAAATTACAACAGGTAAAGGTGGAAATTTAGAATTTAAACGAGGTGATAAAACTGTAGCAAGTTTTGGAAAAGATGGGACCATAAAGGGAAACAAATGTTCCTGTGGATACTGGAACCTCCGCGATAGTCGTGTGGGAATTCCCAGTAGGGGTGATATGAATTTACATACTGATGGGTGGTTAAGGATGCTTGATTATGAATCACCAGAAGTAAGTAAGGGAAAACACAAAATTAGTGAGTATAAGAAAGGAGGATTTTCTGGAAAACAATTATATTATTTGAAAGGAGGAAAAACCGCGACAAAATTAGAATAAGTTTAAACTTAAAAAATATATTCTATATTTATATTATGTTCTCTTGGCTAATCGGTAATAAACAAACTATAAATAAAGTTAGCTTTGAAGATATCCAATGGATTATTAAAGGCGATCATAAGAAATACTTATTAATAAATACATTAGACAAAACACAACAAGATTGTCTAATTATAGGAACTATTCCAATTGATAAAGAAGTCGAAATAATCAATAAATTTTTGAAGAAATCCGATACTAATATTATTATTTACGGCAAAAATACAAACGATTCTACCATATACAATAAACACCAACAACTTCTATCATTGGGATTTAATAAAGTATATATTTATCCAGGTGGGTTATTTGAATGGTTATGTTTACAAGATATATATGGATCATCGAATTTTCCTACAATTGGGAGTGAATTGGATATTCTAAAATATAGACCATTACCAGAAATTAATAAGAGTTACTACATCGAAGATAGTATTTAAATATTAATATATATATAAATGCGTGGGACGCGTAGAAAACAACGTAGAGAAAAGAAAAGACGCACTATTCGAAGAAGAAGATATCCTTCGCGGAGAAGAAAAACGCGTAGAAAACGACGCAGAACACGCAAAAAACGTGGAGGCGCAGAACACGGCACATTTGAAGATGTTATTGATAAAGTTTTTACAAGCATTACAAAATATGACAATACAAGAATCAAGGGTCTGAAACCTGCTTTGAAAAAAAAGATGACAAAATTACGA